AAGAGCCAAGATATTTAAGTTTTAGAGTTGTTGGTCCTTCTTGGGAAAAATCAACATTGTAGTCTATTAAGTTCAATAATATAGCAGTGTGCGTTTTTTTAACTTCTTCTCTGAATCCAGCTAAGCCTTTCTTGCCCGGAAAAAGGCTTTGTAATTGCGTTTCGTTTCCTTCAGGCAGTGACCAACCAACAACCACCTTTAGTTGTCTAAAATCATCTCTCTTCTTAGGCTCAAGTTTAGATACTATTTCGCCTAAACTCTTGTTACCATTCTCTAGAAGTTTATACGAATCTATCTTTTCGTCTAGTTTACCCAAAGCTTGTGATAGGACCCCTTGTTGAGTTGTGGTATATCTTGAGGTCTCTGAATTTCTTACTTTGCCAGCAGCCTTCCCAATATCAGTGGCGAGACTGGTCTCTTCTCCGGTTGGAAAAAGAAACTTTAGGTATTCGTCGTTTGCCAACTCGACCAAACTTCCAAAATATAGTTCCAGATCAGCTTCGATGATATAATCACCCTCATGTTTATTATTGTAGTTCCAAGAAAAAGCTTTGATCCCTGCCTCGCCGCCGCCCCTAGAATTATAAGTTATAATATCCTCTATTGACTTGCCTTTTAATTCTGCTAAAGCCTTTATATGACCAACAGAGGTCTTGTCACTAAAATATATTTCTTCTTGATAACCATCTTTATCAACGATAAAGAACCTCAACATGGGGACTAACGAACCAAGCTGCGCAGGCGTTGCCTGTAGGAAAGTGCCTTCTGTGGGACTGAAAAGCTCTTGTGTTGAAATTCTTTGCGTGAATGAACCGCCCTTTGCAAGATTCTTTGGAACTCTATATATTTTTTCAGGACCGGAAAAATCAATATCTTCCGTATTTCCAAACTTTTCAAACATCTTGTTGAACATTAAAGCTTGTGTGTTTTTAAGATATTTTTTAAGAGGATCTGGGTTTGGACTCTTTTCTTTTAGCTCTTCTTTCGTAGTTTGGGTTTGTTGGTCTAACTCGACCTCTTCTATTACCCTCTTTTGGATTCTTTCTTGGGCTTCAAGGGGTGATAAAATTTTACCACCACCATCATAATAGACACCCTTCTTGAGAGGGTCAGCATAAACGCCGGGTACGATTAACGTCCCCTCTATCTTAAGGCTATCGGGTAACCTACCACTATTCTGGTGAGCGACGGCGCTGATTTGTTCCTTAGATAGCCCATCTAATGTCCTTTGTCTACTCTCGTTCCTTAATCTGTTTTGTTCTGCTTCGGCAATCCTTTCATCAACATCTTGTTGAGCTAGGCCCTCTATCATTGCTTGCCTGCCCCATGCCTCTGTTTGGGCGTCTGCGGCCTCCTGGGCTGTTCGCTCAGCCTCTGATAGGTCTTTTGCCCGTTGAGGATTTTCTCTTCGATACTTCTCGAAAAACTCTTGCGTGCTCTTATAACGATTGCTCATCTTAAACCTTTACTGAATATACTCTAATACCGCCTCAAGAGGGAGTGGTACATAGAATTGCTCACCAACCTTGAATTCTGCCTCAGAAGCCTTTTTGTTATACCAGGCTATGACCCACCAGTAATTTGGTGAAGAATAAAATTCATTTGATACGTTATATAGAGTATCTGTCGCTCTCCACACCCTAAGAACGTTCTCAAGTGAACGAATTTCACTTGGGGTTGGATATGTTATGTTTGGCATATCATATTGATATGTTTCTTGGATATCCCTATTCTTGAAGAAAACATTTTTATACTTTTTATCGTTATTTAAAAATATTTGTCTTGCAGTATATCTTGAGTATGGCATATTAATCTCCCCCTAGCAACTCAGTGGCGGCAGCTTCAGAAGCAGCAATGTTCTCAGGGTCGTTCCCATCAGGCGCTGCCGCTATAACGTCGTCTATTTGAGAGATACGACCACCTGTCACAGTGCGATTAAAAAAGTCAGTTTCGGTATCTTCGCTTGGTAATCGGTTAGAGGAGTAGTAAGGAAAGTTTCCTTGTTCTATTTTCTTGTTGCGGAATATGTATCTGTTCCCCTCTTTCTTAAACCCTAACTCGTGTTCATGAAGAATATTGAACTCGCAATTTAGAAGTACAGTTTTAGGATAATATTCCATCCCATTTGGACCTTGCGAATGGAACATCCCATTTTCAACTCGTGGGTCCATTGTGAAGCCATTGACCCACCCTAAAAGACCGCCACCAGTAGTTGAGTTCCTTATAATATTGCCAAAAGATATTCTCAAGAGGGGACCTTGGTTAATCGCTGTTGCCCCTTGAGCGCCAGACTTGTTAGAATACACGGGATACAAAAAAGACAATAGATTATTAATTTTCTGAAGGTTTAATTTTGCATCATCAAAAGAATCCGCTGGGACATTCCAAGAAACGGATATCGCCCTCCTAGTATTCACAAAAGTAGCTATTGGGTCCATTCGCCCATAAACATCTTCTGCCATCCAGGTAGAATCATATTGGTCTGCTAGATTCTCTAAATATGCTGGGAACGATACACTCTTACCAGTGGGAACATGTTCAAAAGTTAAGTTCATGTCGTTTCTTACACCGAGGGTCCCCATTCCTTATCCTCCTTTAATTTGCCATTGTTGGGTTGAGAGACGTATTGAAGTATTTTTGTGTCTTTTGTCCCAAAACATCGCCGTCAACTTCTACAGAAGACTTAACTACCAATTCTTGTATATTGAGTTGTATTGTGTCCCTGCTTGTAGCACTAGCCATATCAACTCCATCCATTTTCATCGTCTGTTTCATATCTGCCTTGGCAGCAGTAGGAGGAGTTGGTGTTCCAAAGATTTTGTCATAAATTCCGCCTACTGCTGATTCTGCTGCATAGCCTGCTGCTGCACCAGCGGCGAGTCCTATGGGAGCACCCGCTCCAAATGTTGCTCCGGTAACAGTTGCAAAGGCTGCTGTTCCAGCTATTGCACCCGAGATCCCGGTCACTAAAGCACGAGTCCAAGTCTGACCCTGTGCTTTTGCCATCCCAACGCTTACAGCACCACCAAGACCAAAGGGTAGTATCTTTGCTGCACTCCTAAAAGCGCCAGTCTTGGTGGCATTCACGGCACCCTTGGCCATATCATCTACAAGACTTGCGCCGGCTTGTTTGCTGGCGTTTTGAAGTCCTGGGACCTTAAGGTCTTTCATTGATTTAGTCATACCTGCTGGATCTGTGAAGCGTTTAAAGAGAGACCCTAAACCGCCTGCGCCGGATGCGGTGGCGTTTCCGGCAGCTTGTGTAGTTTTAGAAATTATGCTACCGGCAGCGCCGACCACCATTAGAGCCTTTAACGCATCACCGACAACACCAACGTTACCTTGCATAGTCTTCAGGATACCTATCTGCATATCATTAACTGCCTGAACTCCACCCAACTTATTAATGATTTCATCATAAATTTGCTGATTAAGAACGGAAGCACGATCAGCAAATTTAGTGAATTTGTCTAATGGGTCAGCCTTTCCAACATCCTCCTGAAATGCTGTTATGTCCATGCCTTGACCGAAGAGCTTTCCTACTGTTTTTACATCTCTCCCTAGAATACTAGCGAGCATCTGCTTTTGGCGCTTATGCAAAGACTGAAACGACTTGCCCTGGAGCATAAACTCTTCACGGAGAATATCGACTCTCTCTTCATGTGAAGCCTTCATAAGCTCTACAGAGTTTAGCTGCATACCAAACTGAGCATTCATGCGACCAACAATCTCTGCTGCACCCTGGAAAGTATCTAACTGTTCTGTGACATCAAATACCTCTTTAGTTGAGAGGCCTAGGCTGCGAGCCTGTTTTGCTAATCCAGCGAAAACACGAGTACCCTCTAAGCCAAAGCGTGCCAACTCTGGTGACAACTGGTTCAAGTCCTTTAGGAGGACTTCCATTCCTAGTCCGGTCTGCTTACTAAGTCCCCTTAGATCTCCACTAGCCTCAACTGCTGCCTGCCCGGTAATCCCAAAAGCAAAATGCAAATTATCAAGCATTTGGGCCGTCTCTTCTCCCGACGCCCCCAATAGTGTGAAATTACCAGCCAACATCGTCATGTTGTCTCTCATTGCTGGGGACAGGGCATCAAAGGCTGAGAAGTTTTTGTTTAGGGCGAGTAAGTTTTTCTCTACTTGCTCTTGCGGAAGATTAATAGCAGCATAAGCGCCACGAAGTCTAGTAAAGGACCTGCTATAGCGATCCTGGAAGCCTGTTGATCTTCTTAGCTCAACTTGCGTATCATGAATAGCCGAAGCAAACTTAGATACAGCAGGGATAGCCTTTGAGAAACTAGTCAAAGAACTAATCTGTGTACCATATAGAGAATCAAACTGACCGATTAGGTCAGGCATCATAGTCCCTATCCCTACTAGGGCAGACTTTAGTGCTGATTGCGAGTTAGCAGCTTCGTCAGTCTTATACTTTAAGTTATCTAATTTTTCGGCTACTTCATCATGACTTGCGGATACATCTCTAAGTTTGTCTGCAAGCTCTTTCTGATTAGTAGCACCTTGCTGTACTGAAATATCGTAGTCTTGCTGCGCTTTTGTCTTTGCACGCAGAAGATTTGCCTCTTCAAGATGAAGCTCGTTGAGTTTTTTCTGCTCTTCTATATCTTTTGGATCGATCGCCACTGGCTATACCTCTTTAGCGGATGGGCCAGTTAATCTGGGCGGCTCTCTCAAACCTTTTTATAGCAACATCCAAAGTAGCCTTTTGTTTATAAGTCATGGGGTCATCAAGACCAAATTTCTTGATGTAGTCCATATATCTTTTTTCATTTACCAGTGCATCAGTAAATCTTTCTACTTCTATTCTATTCCCTCGAACACGAACAGGGATTCGGCGACCCTTATACATCTTAGATAAGAGATACTGAATCCAGGCAGCAAAAACGTTTAGGATGTTCTCGTTGAGTTGCTGCTCCTCACGGAGAGCAGTTAAATCTAGAACTTCATTTTCAAAATCGATATTCATATAGACAAGCCTCGTATACGTATGCCTAGTAAATAGTCATTAAATACAAATATCACGGTTTATATGTGCGACCACGACCAGCGGACGAGGCCGCCTTCTTAGTCGCCTCGGCTTCGTCACGTTTCTGCTTGATAATTCTTTCTAAGAACCACACCCTAATACTGACTGGTAGGTTATATCCCTCAAAGAAACTCCAGCCGCCATAATACTTTAGTTGAAACAACTGTTCGTATACAGCTTCTATGTATTGATCACTTAGGCCAAAAAAAGTCCACGCCGAGCGGGACCTCCATTTCCACCTCATATCCACAATTAGGACAGTCATAGTCCTGACGGAGGTCGATATTTGGAACTATTGATGAATAAACTGTTCTTAGATGACGTGCATCTCTTGCCGGCATTGCCTGGATAAACGATTCTATAGTGAATGGGTTACTGTCACCGTTGACTGAGATAATGTATGCCCTGAAAGAGTCTGTTGTGACGCCAGAATTCATCTTTCTTTTGGCTTTTCTCTCTAATTCTTTGGTTAGCTTTGCCTCGTCAGCACTAGTCATAAATTGACAGGTTACTTCTACCTTCGACATTGGTAACTGAATTTGTACAGTGCCCTCTTCTGTGACCGCAACCCCAAAATTTCTTGCCTCTTCTAGGAAGTCATTACAGGGAGGCTCGGAAATATCAAAACTATGTTCACTTGTGGTACCACAGGAAGGGCAAGTCACATTTGTATCATAGTCTGCACCATAACCAGTCCTTCTTGCTGCAACCAACATTGCGTTTTTGTCTCCAACTAGGAGAGTATCAATATTTATTGCCTTGTCTACTAAAATATTCTTCAACATACGATCTAAAGCAACACCTTCACGCAGAAGCGATCGAGAAGTTAAGATATCCTCTTCTTTTGCGGTCATATACCTAATCTCCACCGTTGTTTGATTGTGGAGTGGGTGCCCATTAGGGTAAAAAATGCCTTTACTTGGCAGTTGGACAAATTCAGTTGGTACTGACCAGTTAAATACCGGCGCACCACCTGATGGTCCTGGTGCCCCAATGCCCACTGCGGCTGTAGTAGCAGCAGGTGTCTCGTTTTGGGCTGGATTATCTGGTAATCCCAGACGATTCTCGTTTCTACTCATATTTTATAACCTTTCTTAGATATTGTAACTTATTAATATTTGTTCGTTAAGAACGAGTAGATGGAGGAGTGGTACGAGATACACCACTGCGAGTAAGCTCAGCCCAATCATAGGTGATTGTGCAGCCTACTTCCACCATGTCGTCAGATTCATAAGATAGAGTACCACCGAAGTCAATATTTGTTATGATTGGGTTAATAAGTTCCCATCTCTCTACTTCGTTCCCGTCAGCATCGATCTGCTTAAGCACTACATTACCAATCGTATCTGTAAATGCTTTCTTACTAAGACTGCGACGTGAAATAGAATCAGTAGATGGATACTTATAGCCAGCAGTACCAAGGATATCGAGGAAGGCGTAAGACAAGTCAGGATTCACAGGGTCTACTAAAGTTACTGTGATTGGCTGCCAAGTTACACGACCTGGGAAGTTGAACGTATGATCAATATACTGGTGAGGAATAGTACTAATCTCTGCCACTGGCTTTGTGGCTGTTTTAACAGACCAGACGGGGATATCCCCTTTCTGATTACCGTTTCTCTGAGTGAAACTTAACTCAAACCGAAATTGACGTTTTGGTTCGGCGTTTGCTTGACCCCAAAATAGACTTGCCATTGCTTATTTAGCTCCTCGTAATAAATAGTTACTCGGTGGATTAATCTTCGAAAGATGCTCCACTGTTTGTAATTATGAAGTCAATTGCAAAGAACTCTACAGCACGAGTAGGCTTCACATATAACTTAGCATAAATGATGTTGCGATCAATAAGATCTGGTGTAGTAGTTGATTCATCCAAAATTAATCTGAAGTCTTCAATACCGAACTGAGCCTTGACATCTCTTAGTACTGGCTCTGCTTGACCCAGAAAGCGATCCCAGGTTGCCTGTGCGTTTGGTGCAAAAAGAAGTCTTGAGGCGATGAAAGAGATCTCACGCTTCAAGTAAATCATCAAGCGACGGACATTGATTCGATCAAGAGCACTTGCTGTTTGCTGTAGTGTCTTTTGACCGAAAATCACAATACCTTCGGCTGGGAATTTAGCAATTGGGTTAATATTATTCTCGTATAGCTTATCACGATCATCGGAGGTTAGCTTGCGTGATACGTCTAGGACTGGCACGCCAGCAGCACCCTCACTTAGGCCGCCTCGGGTAAACCCAGCAGGAGCGAACCATGGTGCTTGAAGCCTGTCTGTATTAGACAAGACGCCTAGAGCCGCAACCGAAGGTGGAACCCACAGTCTTTGATTTGATTCGGTGTCTAGAATAGAAACCCAAGGGTAGTAGGTTGCACCGTAGCTGTTATTAATACTGCGGTCAGCGAAGTCATCGGCAGCGGTGCTTGGCTTATTACCTGAGTTTCTGTCTTCAGCAGAGCCAGTAGACTCTGTATCTGGAGTATATGCCCCAGCAATATCAATAATTGCCAGTGCATCGCCACGATCTTCAGCGATATCTAGAAGATCATTGGTCACAGTGTTATTGGTGATCCCTGGAATCGTAATAGCATTCATTGACACATCATCTGGACTAGAGATAATATTAATTGCCTTCCTTAGGGAATAGATCTCGTAAGAATTATTCTCTGTCTTACCGAACATCTTGGTATTGCGGAATGGCTCACGCTCTTTGATATCTAAGCCGTCAAAACCACCGTGTAAAACAGTTGTGAAACGGTCAAGACCGAGACCTAACGTAGTGGTGTAGTTACCAACACTTTCGCCGTCAGCACGGTAGGAGTTGCTATATGTATACCCAGAGGCGTCAGATCCCGAAAGGTTGTCCAAAGAGAATACCCAAGATATATTAACAGCCGACCCTGTTTGAGCAAATGTTTCACCCTCAACGTCTATATTGGCATTTGCTGCTGGATTTTCGTTGAAGCTGTTAAGATCAAAGGTTCTTGCTCTTACCATGTCCGTGATTTCTGGGTTGTAGAATGTGGTACTTCTTGACTGACCAGTCCAGGCTCCCCAGAAAGTATTATTAGTATTTCTAGGACTTCCATCAGTACTGTTCAGGCGCAGCGGAACACTTGGGAACTGAATAGAGCCGCTGAAACGGTCACCTGAAAGAACGTCGAAAGCCAAAATGTCGTCGTTAGCGACCACGTGACCAGCAGTACCATATTCAGCGGTGTCGTCACCATCAAGCATAGTGCGGTAGTCACCCCTAGAGGCAGAAACTGGGGCTGCTGGGACAGAGAACCCAGAAGAGCCGCTTACCAAGCCAACGTTTCGATATTTTAAAGGACCGAAAACGCCGAATGGTAACCATCGTGATTCACCAGAACCAGCAGCCACATCATCGTTCATTACAACACGAATGTAGTTAGAGCGATTTTCAAATTCGCCATACTCTACGTTGCGCTGATCTTCTGCACTATAAACTTCATAGCGGTCACCAATTTGCTTAGCGATGTAATTTTCAGAAGCTGGGTTTAGGTTTAGCTCGTCAAATCGCTCAATAATAATTGGTCTGTTATCTGTGTCAGCAATATCACGAACTAACACAGAGAAGGAACCATAGCTTTGAAATTCTCCAGTAGGTGCCTTAATGTTTGATATAGATATTTTTACTTCCCGTTGAGCCCACTCGCCGGCAGAGAGTGCCTCAAGGCGGAAAAGCTGCTGCTGGTTACGAGCGGCATAAGAACCTGTGTTTGTGCTAAGGTCCTGGGAGATAAACCAACCTGTAGTTGCTTTAGTGGCGGCAGCACGCCAGTTATTTTGCTGAACTGTTGTGCTTGCGCCATTTACAGCCATTGGAAGTATGGCAGCATGATACTTTGTATCGTCACCACCAGCTAATAAGCCAATGCCACCAGAGCTAGTGTGCTGAGCAGAGTATTCAAATGATTCGCCAAGCCAGTAAAATCCGCCTTGGTAATATGTTCTTGTTGAAGCTGCGGTAATAGCACTATTAGTAATTGTTGGGTTTGTATTTAGTGCCTTACGAATAAAGTTAGGACTACTTGGGTTCAAACTAACCTTCAATTCTTCGTCAATACTACCGCTTACAAAAACTAGCTTAAAATCATCTTCAGAAGAAACTTCGTAAAGAGTAGATCCATTTTTGCCTGATGTGGTAGAACCTGAAAGAAGGACACGACCATTGGTGTAAAACTGAGCAGCGACTGCGCCGCTGACTTGAGCAGTAGCGTTGATAGAAGCAGAAGGCCATACAACGAGGGCAAAAACACCACCGTCATTGTTCTCGTCTGCATCGTTAACTTCCCAGCCTGCTTTGCCGTCGGCAGCTACACCAGATTTCTCATCGCCGAGAACTCGAAGGAAAGTAAGAGGAGAGTTGTTTCTAAGCCAAGCTTTTGCAGCATATGCAGCATAGGTTGGGGCAGTATTATTGCCTTCACGCCAAGTATCGCCACCCTCGTTTCCAGGAACAGGGTTACCAAATGTCTGAACAAAATCTGAATAGGAGTTAACCTGAACAGGTTTATTGGCAGGTCCCTTCCTAGAACGACCA